CGCCATTTTGCGGGTATGGAGCACCCCCTGATAAAGCAGCTCCTTTTCTTCCATCCGCTCGGCGAGCTCCAGGTACAGCCAGGGGTCACCGAACTCGGCGGTTCGCAGGATCCCGACCGCCTTCTCCGGCGTGAGCCCGATCGAATCGTCGATAACCGAATAGATATTGCGAATGCCGGCAAGGGTAGGTGCCGCTTGCTCCTCACGCAGAGCTTCGAAGACAATCGACCTCCCGTATGCGTCGTAGACGGCCATAATCAGACAAGCAAAGAGCTACCGAAGTGAGAATAGAAAGAGCAGCCCCCTCTCTATGAAACCACGAGCTTCAGCCTGTGATTCTTCTCTCTGCGGGGGAAAGACACAGGCTAAAGGCTGTGCCACCTTCCTACTTTCGTTTCTCACTTCTCTCCCCTATTTTCTCGCTCACGGAATATATCGTTCCTGCTGGCCCGACGGATTCGAATCCGGCGATCGTCCGAGCCATTCGACATATGCGTTGCCGATTTCGTTGCTAAGCGGAATATTCGCGTCGGCGAAGGTCACGTTTTGGAGTACGTCCGTCACTGCCGGCAAATTTCCGGTGGGCGTGTACAAGCCGTGATAGCTGCCGCAGCAGCTCGACCCTCCCATCGTCAGCGTGAAATTGTAAAAGCCCGACGACGGTGCAATGATCGGAATCGTATAGCCGCCGGCACTATTGCTGCCGACGTAGTAATCAACTGCCGGTGAAGCACCTGGAATCGACAGCTCATAGCCCGACACCGCAGTCAGACCGAGCGAGTTCGCACCCTTGAGCAGGTAGACCTGACCAGTCAGCATCGTGTAGGTGTCAGCGAAGCTCGCGCTGGCGCTGAACGTCCCGTGCGCGTTTCGAAAGATCGGATTACCAAGCACCGCGCCAGTCCCCGCGGTATCGGCAACAGCACAAACCCAGTTGCTACCGACTATTGAGCAGGGAGTGTTTATCGAAAGCTCGCTCGCGCCGGGATAAGTGAACTGCGCGCAATTGGTGTCGCCGCCAGTGCCCGTACATGTGCCGGGTGCGCTGGAGATATGCGGCGCCAGCGCCGCAGCGGCTTGCCCCTGCCAGATCGTGCCGCTCAAATTTCCATAGCTTTGAAAACCGGGAAATTGGATGGCGGCGGCGGCCGGTTGGTCCTCTGCAAAATTGTTGAACAGCGTGTCGGTCGCATGGATTGGGCCGTAGCCTCCAGCATCGTGTACGATAAACGGCACGCCGCCATAAGTATCGATATTGCCGTTGATCAGAGTCAGCGCGCCTTCATTCGCGGCCCCGCGATAATAAACCGGCGCAAGCATACTGACCGCGCTTTCCTGGTCGAGAAAAGGATCAATCAAAGTCCCTGCGGCGAAATCGATGAGCCAGCCGATTGCCGTCTCCCCACTGACCAGGCAATGACCGGACCTTTGTTCAAATGCGGTTTGTGCCGATTCGAGGTTGAAACAGACGAACGCTTGCTCCGCGCTCGCATTCTCGACGTTGTTGGTGTTGCTGACGTAGCCCCATTCGTATGCCTGATAGCCATTATGATTAGCGCCGAGGAAGCGCGTCTCACGCACGGTCGATTCATAATCGCTGTAGTAGAGATTCAGCCCGTTATGTTCGCCGATTCCCGCTAGCCGCTCGAACTGTGACCACGGCGCATTGAGAATGTACGCGCCCTGCGGCCAATAGTTCCACCCCAGCGCCATGTCATGTACATAGAGATGGGGCGTGCTGGTTCCATTGCGCCCCAGCACCGGGAACCAGACCGCGCCGTTGTTCGTTGGATAGGTTCCGCTCGGCGAGTACTGGCTCTGCGCGTAGATCGCATATTGGCCGGTTCCGTTCTCAAGACAGTACTGACTTCCGTCGCCGCAGCTCAGGCCGGTGAGCAAAAGGTCGGTATTCGAATCATAAGTGAACTTGGTCGTTGGCACAGGGGGACAAGTGCCGCTTGTCACTCCAGCGATATTCGAAATCCGCAAGTTGTCGAGCTTGCCATTGAAGCTATCATTGCTCACCCCGCCGCCGCCGGCCCCGTCAGGCCAGGTAATCGCGCCGTTACCAAACATGTCCGGCAGCGTGATCGATTCCCATTTGCTCTGCACCCATGTCCCCGTCGCCGCGACCGGTGTCGAAGCCGTCCCGTCGGCGCAACTCCACAGATGCGCGCCGTCATAATAAAGACCCACCGCATGAATTCCTGCGGGCATCGAATTGTTAGCAGTGTTAATCGAGACCAGCCCGCCGGTGCTGAGCGTCGCGCTCATATTCAGGTGCGGGTTGTTCGACTGATAGCTAATCCCGAATGCACCCACATCGGTCAGGCCGCCACGAGCATACGACTGATAGGGCCAGTCATAGGCACTCTGGAGAATCACGCTGCCGCTCGATAATGCCGGAACGCTCAATTCGTACTCAATTGAAAACGCGCCGTGGCCGTTGAGGCGATTCCTCAGTAGCATCGAGAGTTCGAGAAACGACGTGCTGGTCAAGTTGATTGAATTACCGCCGCCAGTCAGCAGCGCGCTGGAGAGGCTCAGTGTATCGGTCCCCGCCAGCAGAATCGGGCCGTAGTAGTTGCTACCGATGAAAGTCTGCTCACGCCCGTCACCATAAAGATTGATGCCACCGTGGGTAAGCACCAGCGGCTTGCTCAGCAAATAGCATTTGTCCTGGGCACCGTCGTTGGTCCCCTGAGTGGCGGGTAGGTAGACCGGGTTGGTGCCGTCATTGCCATTATTGGGGGTTGAGTCGATCGCCGCCTGGATTGCCGTGTCGTCCGTGGTTGTGCAATCGGCATGGGTCCCGTAGCCGAGCACGTTCTGGACCTGCGAACCGACGCTGCCACATATCCATTGGCCGTTGACTCCCATCGCGATCGCGCCCGAACCGCCACCCTTGCAGGGAGCGCCCGGCGCACCGTCGTTGATGTAGTAGATCTGGCCATTAGTCACTGTGGCCGGAAGCTGGAAAAAATTGAGGTGGACAATCTGCGGCGAGATTGACACCGTCCCGTTAAACCGATTGTTAATGTCGCGCCGCATGTAATAACCGGCTTGCCCAGGCTGATCAGGCACCACGGCCCCCCCGTTGCCGTAGTTTGGAATCGGCGTGTACGGCGCCACAGAGAAACGAGTGAAGAGAAGTGAGAAAACAAGGGCCAGAACTGCAAGGCCCCTCGCCCGTGCCCTTCTGTCCCGCTCCCGCAAGGTCGGCAGGAGAGGTGAGGAGAGGGTTGCGGTAGAGCGCTGGGTGAGGGTGCTGTGCCTTTTCTCGTTTCTCACTTCTTTCACTTTCGTTTCTCTCTTCAGTATCCCAAGGCCACCCACCCGATTCCCGTCAATCCCGCCGTGCTGCCGTGCAAAATGAGATTCTGCGCCGTGGTCGCCGTCATCGAGGAGATGATCTGGTTTCCCTGCTTTTGCAACGGCGCGATCGCTGCGATTCCCAACGAGTTGACCAACGGTGCCGTATTGCTCCCTTGGTAATACGGCAGCAGCAGCCAGACTGCATTCGGGAACGCGATCGGGAAATTGAACGATAGCGGAATCGGCAAGGGCTGCCCGGCGGGCCCACCATAAGGAATCAGCGAAATCGACCCCCACTGAATGATGATCTGAATCGTGCCCAGGTTGGTGTCGTTGGTGCCGAGCTTGAGCCATCCATTCGCGCCGACATTCGACGTAATCAGCGCCGCCTGACTTTGCAGCGCTGCGATATTAGCCTCGTCGGTCACCTGATGGTTGTGCAGGTATTGAATCTTGTTGAGCAGCACTTGATGGGGCTGATTGTCCACTCCCAGCCCGCTGAATGATGCATTAGTCGCCGCCCCTTCGACTTCGTCGGTTTGTGGGATTTCGTAGACGTCGCCGTCCGTCCAGACGTAAGAATTGTTCGCCTGGAGATAGGTGGTGCCGGTGGGATTAGCCATTGGGCATACCTCGCAATGACGAGTAGGGCAGGCGTGCCTGGCCCCCCACCTTATTCAGCGCGCAAAACGCGCGATTCAGAATTAGTGGTGGCGCGCAGCGCGCATGTCGACCGGCAGGGACACCGGTCCTACTAAACAAGAGCTTCATCCCTCAATATCCCACCGCGGCATAACCAATCCCAGTCAAGTACGGCCCGATTAGCGACGAACTCGACAGCATTGAAAAATTGAACAGCATATTGTTGCCCTGTTTTTGCAATGGCGATTGAATTTCCAGCGTCACGGGGTCATTCCCTAAGGTCAGAATGTCTTTAGTAGCCAATTGGTTTGTCTGCCAATAGGGTACGATTTCCCAAATAGCATTGGGAAACGCTATCGGGAAATTAAACGGAAGCGGATTAGGAACCGGCTGGCCCGTATAAGGGGTGAGGTCAATCGTCCCCCACTGCCAAATAATCTGTAGCTGGCCCAGGTTGACATCCTTGCTGCCGACTTTGAGCCAACCCTCTTTCGCCGTCACCTGCCCGACCAGCTTCATGTTGATTGTGCTGGTGATAAGCTGAATCAACCCTTGCAGCGCCGCTATGTTCCCCTCGTTGATCAATTGCTTACCCAGCAGGAGATTGATCTTATTGAGCAGCAATTGATGCGGCTGATTCGCCACCCCCAGCCCGCCAAACGAAGCGCCTGCCGCCGCCCCCTCCACAGTATCCGTCCAGGGAATCTGATAAACATCGCCATCCTGCCAGACGTAATTTTGGTTGGCTTGCAGATACGTTGTTCCTGTAGGGTTAGGCATTGAACGCACCTCCGCCCAATGCCGAGTAGCGCAGGCGTCCCTGCCTGCGCATCTTATTCACCGAGCGCAGGGCGCGATTCAGGATCAGCGGTGGCGCGCAGCGCGCGTCTGGACTGGCAGGGACGCCGCTCCTACTCTCGTTTCTCACGTTCTCTCCTACTCTCTGCTCACATACTCACCGTGTATGTGCCGCTGTAATTACCACCGCCGGTGTATGGAAACGCCGGCACCACCAGGTGCGAAATCATTGGGGCCGGCGCCGTATGTAACGCCACCAGGGTCCACACCAGCGGTGACGCATCATTGGTCGTTGCATTGATTGTTGTCGCCCACGTCGGATGCGCCCCGCCCGAAGTCCCGGCCGTCGTGCAGCGCTGGATATTCCCGTTGCTATCGACGATGAGATTGCTGATGCTATACGTATGCGATGCGGCCCAAATCGGATTCGTTGTTCCCACCGCTGCGGGGAAGCTCCCGGCACCGGGTGATGTATTACCGAAGAACCCCAATTCCTGAATCGTCAAGGGGTTCGCTGCATAATCAGTCGCTCCTAGCGCGTAGGCGAATTGCACGCTGCCCGCCGCCACCCCGCCGCTGGGGCCGATAGTCACTGTCCCGACCGCGTTATAATAAGCCGGCGTTGCGCTAAGCGCAGTATCGCTGACAGTGGGTGCGGCGGCGCCGGACCCGAAGCCGACTACTGCCACGAACTCGCCTGCGGTGGTGCCACCCAGGAGAGAAGCCAGCGCCGTTAGCCCTGAGTTGACGACCAGGTTAGGCCGCTCCCACAGCAGCCGTCCCCGCCTCCAATTGGCTCCTTCGTAAAAACGAACTATTCCTCGCAGCATGGGTCCTCCTTCGCGCCGCCCCCTCCGTCATCCTGAGCGAAGTGAGCATCGCGCCCGAATTCGAAGGATCTCGGACAGGTTCGCGCTAGCGAACCCGCTACGGACTCCTGCTTCGCGCAGCGCCCCTTTTCAATGTGCAATAGCATTGCCATTCACCATCAGCGGCCCTTCGGCCACCGCAGGTTGTGTCGATCCATAGGTGATGCTCGTATGGTAGTACTTCGTATTCCAGTACGGCACGATCGTCTTCGTATCCGCCGCCGGGAAGAACGGCGCTGCGATATAGTCGCTCGGCAGCGCGGTTAGCGGATCGGTGTTCGCAAAGATGTTCGCTAACACGTCGCTGATCGCCGGTATCAACGTGTCACTTAGTGCCTGGCGGAACTGTACACTGTCGAGCCAGCATCGCGCTGGCTTCCAGTAATTCGCGATCGCGGTGATCCGCTTCTGCAGCTGAGCCATGTCCGTGCTGAGTGGCACCGTCGCAATGTCAATCAAGATGCGAAAGACAGCCCATCCCTGGCTTGCAGGATACTGACTGCCACCCCAGCTGTTCTGCCCCTCCTGAATCACCGCGTCCGGATAGCCGAGTCCGGTCAGCGCTTGCTGCAGTGCCCCCAGCGTGCCCATTATCGAGTGTAGTCGCGTGGAGAGCAGAATCAGCGCCCGATATTGAGCGTAGAGAATCGCCGGCGGCACCGGCCCCTGGAGCGCGCCTTCGCCGAGATACTGTAGTAGGTCGGTCTCAGTGAGAACGTCGGTGTCAACAATCTGGTCCCAAGTCGCAAAGTCGAGCTCGATGAGCTGCGACGCTACTGGTAACAACAGCGGATTCAAGACGTCCCACTGCCACGCCATCGGCAAAACGGCGGAATCCAGCAGCGACGCCATCCGGTAAACAAGGATGGGCGAGACATCAAGCGCCTTGAGACGATTGATCAACGCTAGATGCGCCTGCGCCCGCAGGTCAGTAGCGATCGAAGGCTGGAGCGTTAGGTCAGGCATGAGCGCACGAGAATGGCGAGTGGAGGAGGTCCCTGCATGCCCACCTCAGTTAGCCCGCAAAGCGCGCGATTAAGAATAAGCGTTGGCGCGCAACGCGCATCTCGACCGGCAGGAACGCCGGTCCTACTACGTATCGCTTCTTTCATCACGAATGCTCGGTCCCAATCACCTGTGTTAAAGTTATCGCCGTGCAATTTGCCCATTGACCGGCAGTTAATTGCGTGTACGTCGGGCTGGTCAACGTCACCCGGTAGACTCCCGGGGCACTGCCGATCGCTGCGATAAATTCCTCAGGCACGATATCTCTTTGAATCCTGCTCGTGAGGCTCTGCGCCAGCTGTGTCGCTGCCGTGTTCGCCGCTGCCATCGACGTCGTCGGATCTGCGTCCAAATACAGCGTCACCGTGCCAAGGACTGAGTAGTCTACTTCACTGACCGCCAGCGAGTTCACTGTGTCCGTCAGCGGCCGGATTGTTGCTGAGTTCACGATACTCTGCACCTTGCTCAAGAGTGCCGCCGATGCCACTCCTGCGTTGTTCGGTGACGCAGCTGGCTGCGTCACAGGCCCGGTCAGCACCCACACGTTCACCGCCCCGGGCAGAGGAGAAGTAATCGAGACGTCGAGAATCGAGGGGTCAGCCGACAACGCCCAGAAGCGGTAGGCGCCCAGTGGCCCCGCCACGCTGAAGCGATTCGGCGCCGCCTGAATCCGCGCCCGCAGATGAGCATCCGTCTCGATCGGACTGCCGCCGCTGGTGACGCTGCTATTGGTCACTGCCGAGATGAGCGTGTTAGGATTAAGCTGCACACTCAGCTGTCCAATCGCATAGCCATTCGAGGTTGAGGTTCCGGTGTCTGGTGTGGTGCAGGTGGCGAACACCGTCCCTGCGGTCGCACCGGCAGGAATCGTCAGATTCGATTGTGTCGAGAATGTGAACGCGCCGTCCTGTGTTCCGACCAGCGTTCCGGCGGGAATCGTGAACGCGCCAGCCTGAGCTGCTTGGAGTGTGAATTGCAGGGTGCAGAAGGAGCCTTGGGCTGGCAGCCGCGTCACCCCTAGCAACTGACCCAGGTAGTCGAGCATAGGATACATCGAGAACGCGACCAGGCATTGCAAGGCCGCATATTGAATCGCATTGCGTACCAGCGACTCGCGATAGGCATAATCATCGATCAGTAGTCTTTCGACTTGAGCCGGGTACAGCGTGCGCCCGGTCAGCGTCTGGAACGATGCGATCATATCGTTTAGTACAAGCGTCGGATTGAGCCCATCCTGGTCGGTTACAAACTGCGGCAGCGGCAACGACACAATCCCGGTCGGCAGCGAGACGGCCTCGAGTACCGCCACGCAGGTCCATCCGCCGCTGCCATCCGCAGTGAACGCTGCGAGCACATTGCCAAAGGCAGGTGGAATTGCCCCGGTCGAACCGGCAATCGACGTCCCTGGCGCCGGCACCCCCGTCCACTGCTGCACGTTGCCATTCGGGTCGATGATGACCTTGCCAGCGGCAACAGGAGTATTGGGGCTCCAAGCTGGATTAGCCACAGCAGAACCTCTCCCCTGACCCCTCTCCCATCAGGAGAGGGGTATCAGAGGGCTTGCTCTCTCCCTTAAGGGGGAGGGTGGCGCGAAGCGCCCGGAGGGATTCTTTCCTCATGTCAGATTCTTCGGCACCGTAAGCGTCAATCGCTGCTGACCCACTCCGCTCACGTCCACTTTCAATTGCCACACGATCGTAATAAGCAAATTAGCCACCGCCTCCGCCACCAGGTTCATCGTCACGCTCAGCACCCGCACGCGCGGTTCCCACTTTGTGATTGCCTCGACGATTTCCCGCACCAGGTTAGGCCGCGCGATCGTGAGAGGTGCATCAAATCCAGCGCCACAAGTCGCATGCGAATGTCGGCCGCAGCGGGTCGCTGCCCTTTGGTGTCGATAGAATAATGCCGATGCACTGGTTGATATCAGCCACCCCCTCCACCACTTGACCTATTCCGCTGCCGCTGCGTCCGCTCGGACTCGAGGAATCAAGCATCAATGACCAGTCCGCCGAGGCTATGTCATTAAGGGTAATTGCTCCTGCCGGCATAAAATCTAGAAATGAGAAAATGGAAGTGAGTAGTGAGAGACCGAGACCGAATGATTGCCCTCTTTCCTCACTTAGTTCAGCTCCAGCACGATCCCATCCTTGGCGAACCTCACGACCTCTTCACCCGATGCCGCATTCAGCCAGACCGGCTCCAAGCCCAAGCCCTCCATTAACGCCACTCCGCGCGAGGAAAAGTCCGCAACGAATTTCCGCTCGGAGCTTTTGACATACCGCACCGGCTTTTCAAGATGGAAGGCCAATGCTTCCTGCAGGAGTCTGTTCATCAGGTCCGCCATCGCCTCTCCTTCACGACATCGACCGCGTGTAATCGGCTTTCGCTTGTCCACTGCACATCATTTCGCTCCTTGAGCCGCGCGCAGCAAATGCTCCAAAATGAGTTCGGTGTTGTGCGCCATCCCCTGCATCTCACCTGCAATGCGTTCGACATGGCCGTGCAGGTCTCGGAGCTCGCTCTTCATCTCACTGAACGTCTCCCAGTTGGGCGCGGCCTCGCGTGCGGTCTCCAACGACGCCAGCCGCCGCTCAATCGCTAGCATCTCCGTGCGTGTGGCACGCTGGCGAATCGAATGCCAAGCCAAGGCACTTACGCAGAGCGACGCCAGCGAAATGACCGCGGTCAGAAAAGGCGAGTAATAGATCAGGCTCGGCATAAAACCGCGCTCACGTCATCTGCTGATTCGGTATCCCCACGTTCCCGCCCTCGGGATCGGGATGGGTGTGCGAGTTGTAGGTATCGATCATTCCGTTCACCGAATCATTGTGCTCGTTGGTCTTCAGCGTGATGTTGCCGTTCGGCGCACTGAGATTGATGTTGCTATTACTTGCCGTGATATTCGCCGGGCCGTTGACCGTGATGTTGATCGTGCTGCCGCTCGGCGGAATGCTTACTGTCAGCGTGTGGCTACTCCGGTCATACTCGAAGATAGCGGAGTCCTTAGCCGTCAGGTGGCGCTTATCGACGGTCATCCCAGATGGCGGCTGATCGGGCTGCGAAAAGATTGTCCCGAGCACACAGCCGTCCTCGTCGCGCTCATCCATCAAGCAGATAACCTGCTCGCCGAGGTCGGGAATCCAGAAGTCCTTGTCGTTCTGCGCGCCATGCCGCAGGATCGGCAGCCACCAGGAAACCATCTGGTCGCGCTCGGGGAAGGTCACCCGCACCCTGCAATTGGGTACGTCTTGTGCCTGTACTATGCCGTTGCGAAACATCAGCGCTCATTCGCCTTCGCGCAAGCTATTAAAGCATCGTGCGCTAGCACGTACTGGTCTGCCAGCGATTCTTCATTGAGCAGATAGCTGGATTTCACCGTAACGAGCGGCATCAGTGCTGCCCGAATATGCGTGGGCGCTTGTGCTTGGAAAGCGTCCCGCTGAGCCATCAGTTCGTTATGGCGATAGGATGTCACGCCGAGGCGCTTGGTGGCATCGGCTAATTCCTGCTCATATCCCTTCGCTTGCGCCTGCGCCTCAAGATTCAAGCTGTGACGTTTCGCTTCGATCCGCTCTTCCGCCGCGACAATGCCCCGATCATTTGCTTGTTGCGCTCGCATTACAGCAGTCATCGCCCGTTCCTGCTGCACACAAGGGTCCATCGGTTGCGCCGTCTTGGTTCGAGCGGTAAACCCTTGCACTGAATGGAGCCCCGGCTTACAAGCCGAGCACGCAACCAGAAGAATCAGGATAAGTAGTTTTCGGCCCATTGATTTAGCCCTCAAGCCTGGGGCCCCAGGCAGGCATAGTTATAATGTTTGGAAGCGGCCGAGACCGTGACCGTGAGAGTGTTTCCTGCGGTCGAGCTAACTGGGACATTGTCGTCCGTGTTGTCATAGAGAAAACAATTCGGTGCGTTTGTATAGGCCACTCCGAACGTCACCACGCAGGAGCTCGGCGAGCCAGTACCGGTAGTGAATCCGCCAACTGCATCAGTGGAGCCTGTATCGAGTGCATCTCCAGTTCCGCACGACCCACCGCTTGCCGTGATTGTTGGTGCGTTGCGGGCACCATTGAGCAAAAACTGTAAGTGCCCCGGCATCGACTGGACGCCATCGGTCTCCTGCTTGACGATGCTGGTGGAGCAAAGATTTTTGTCCCGAGAGTGCTCGTATCAAACGCCGAATAGCGCAAAGTATACAGTCCATAGGCTGTCGCACCATGCGTGATGCAGCCCTGATTGCTCTTGTTGTACTGATAGCCAATCAGGTAGCCAGTGTTTCCCGAGGACGAGGGAGCGCCGGCTACGTAGTTGTCGGTTATCACCGACCCGACTTCAGCAGTGCCGATGCCGATATTATTGCTGGCGATATCGGGGAAACTGCTGTTGGTGACCGCTACTGGAGTTTCGGCCAGCACGCCGAACGCCCCGCAGTTAGAAGTGAACAGGTTGACGTGGGTCGAAATGCCTGTCCCTGCCAGTGAATTACCGACCAGGACATTGCCCATGTTCGGCCAGTTGCTAGTGGTACAATAGGCTTCGCCCCCCTCGACATAATTCGGGCCGCCTTCAAAGGTGTACAATGTGCCGGCGGGCGTGATATCGACGCCCGTCGAATTTTGCAGCACCGAACCGAGCCCCACCGTGCCATTGAAGTCGCTGATATCGCTCAAGTAATTCGCTTCGAAATGACCGCCTGTGACATTGCCGACCGGAGGATAATTGCCGATCGTCGCACCGGCGGCGACATCTGGACGAAAGCCGTTCCAGGGCGATTCGAAAACCCAGTGACCGATCGTCACCGGATAATCGTTCCCGCTAACCCCGACTTGAGGATACAGAAACACGCCGGGCCATACTTGGTAAGTGGACGTATAACCCTTGAAACCGTCGAGCTGGAAACCGTTGGCGGCACCATAAAGATCGATATCCTGCTGCAAGTAATTGGACGCCACCGCAATCGTGCCGCTTGCATTCTTCACTAGTAAACCCAGGCGTTCATAAGAATTACTCGGCCCAAACACACGGCTGTTCTCGATCAGGATGCCTTGATAGCCGCTCACTGCTCCGCTGTTAATTATGCAGTCGCCGCCGGTGTTGTCACTCACGACGTTGATGTTGCGCAACGTGAGATTGTTGGAATTGTAGTTCGTGAGCTGCCCGCCTGTCTGAGTATTCCCCGTCACGCCCTGGGTGTTGACACAGTATTTATGATTAGTGCCAAACAGCAAAAGTTCCGAACCTGGCGTGCTGCCCGCGCCGCGCTCCTGGCCTTCAACCGAGATCGGCAGAGTGACATTGAACGTTGACACCCTGGAAGTAGCGGTCCGCATCATTACGCGACAAGCCCCTGCCGCCAGCGTGCCGCAATACGTCTGCAAGCTGTTCCACGCAGGCGTGTCGTCATGGTAAATCGTGCCACAGTTGTTCGCGCCGCTTGGGCAGCTCCCGGAACTGATGGTCGGTGCACTCGCCACCGTAATCGTCGAACCGCTCACGCTGCTAACAGTCGTGAAGAGGTCGTCATTCAATGATGCAGCCGGAGGGGTAGACGCGATATCTTCTGCTGTTGCTTTGGGCGTCCCCCAATCGACAAAGCCTGTGAGGGCGTTCACTGCCGAGGTCGCATTAT